AAGCATCAGGGGAAGTAACAGATATTGAAATGGGTGTAGGAACAGGTCTTTACAGATATTCTATGCCTTTAGGTGTAGCTTCAGTTACTGACACAATAGTTGGTTCAAGAGAAAACGGCACGATTTATTATACTCCAACGGCTCAAGTATTATTTAACCGTTTAAGTAAAGAGGATCAAAATCAGATTAAGCTCTTAGGCGCTACAAAAACAGTTATCTTTGCTCAATTAAACCAACAACTTGCAAATGGGCATGATGTTATCATCTGCCTTGGAAGAGTGAATGGAATGGAACTTAATGCAGGTACTATTGATACAGGTGCTGCTTGGGGTGATAAGAACGGATATACCCTTACATTTGATGGAATGGAAGCAGAACCGTTCCCAATGGTTGCGGACTATACTACAAATCCGTTTGACAATGCAGCGTTTACGAATGTTTCAATAACAACTTCATAACACAATTAGTAGTTTTCATATATTTCTTGGATTAGAGGGCTTTTTTTAGCCCTCTTTTCTTTTATAACCAAACAGAATTAGACTTTTTCTATTATATAGTAGAATGATACAAGCAATAACAGAAACCAACCTAACCACCTATCTAGAAACAGAAGATAATCGTATAGATACAACTGTAGGCTCAGACAAGATTAGGCACTTAGTTAAGTTCATTAATGATATGGATGCTTCTGTTCAGTATGCTTATTCAACAGTTCATCTAATCTATGATAGATACACTAAGTTTGTTTTTGATTATAATGCTACTCCTGATGTTTATACAGGAAAAGTTAATTTTAAACCTTCAGGATATTGGAAGTATGAAGTTTATGAAGTAAGTTGGACTGGAGCGGTAGCAATTAGTTCTGGTAATGCACCTGTTACTGAGGATGATGTATTGCCTGTAGCACCGACTCATGGAATAGTTCAAGGATTAGTAACTAAAGGAAAAATGAATGTAACAGATAAATCAGGAACAGCTCAAGTGCAATACACTCAGAGAGAAGCTCCTGAAAGTCAGAATTACATATATTACGGGCAATAGAAATTAAAAAATAAAAATTAAAAAATGGCAATAGAAAATGTACAACAGCTCTTAACCGAGCAATTAGGAAAACATAGATGTGATGTTATAACTACAACAGCAATGACAGGGAAAGACTATTATGCAATTCACTTTGTAACTGAAAGTGTAATAGCTTCAATAGCAGCTTCTAACATTCAAACAGGAACAGGTTCTGCGGCAGCTAGTCTTCATACGACTATCCCTGCTGGAACGACTTTATTCCTTCAGTGTACAGCTATCACTTTAACGAGTGGTTTGGCTATCTGTTACTACGAGGAGGTTCTATAATGAAAATTCTTAAGTTAGGGCAAATGCTAGGGGGTAGTTCTAATACTCCAAGTGCTTCAGGGTTTCAGAATGTTTATTCTTTAGATTTTGATGGAGTGGATCAGTTTGTGGATGTAGGAAATGATTCAAGTTTACGACCTGCTTTAGCAGATGGTATAACTATTTCTTTATGGGCTAAATTTCCAGATGTTTTATCACCTACTGCTATGTTCTTTTCAACCTCAAGCAACAGTTCAAATTACAGTGGTATATGGGTTCAAAAAAATGGTAATGGAAAACTTTCTATGAATACAGGTGATGGTGGTGGAAGTGGTGGTGGAGATAGAAGAACTTTTTCTACTCTAGGAAGCTATCTTACTAATGATAAGTGGCATCACATAGTATTCTTGTTTGCAGATGAAACTAGTGCTAATTGGAATATATACATAGACGGGACTGCTACAGGAGGAGTAACAAGTGGAACGGGAAGTGCTATGGTTTACACAACAGATAACTCCTTTATAGGTAAAAGAATAACAACCTATGGTAACACTTTTATGGGGGAAGGACATTTAGATGAAGTATCTTTATTTTCTAAAGCACTGACTTCAGGAGAAATAACCTCAATTTATAATAGTGGAAATCCAACTGATTTAACTGGTGAAAGTGATTTGATAGCTTGGTGGAGAAACGGTGATACAAGAGGTTCTAGCACTTATCCTACAATTGAAGACTATAGCTCTAATAGTAATAATGGAACAATGAATAACATGGCATCAGGAGATATAGTAACAGATGTACCTTAAAAAATAAAATATGATATATGTAATATACAACATGGATGATGTTTCAAATATAGACTTTTCTCAAGTTATAGAAACAAGTGAAGATACATTAAGATTGTCAATAGATAAAACAAAAACAGTTTTAAAATTTTCAGGAGAAACTCCTAGCTTTTCAGTAGGATTACAACAATATAACCACTCAGAGATTTTACCAATAATGGCAAGTTCTGATTGGACTAATGAAGAAGAAGAATAATTATGAAAGATAACATCATTAACATCAATCTTGAAACATCAACAGCTCCAATTGTGCAAGAAGTACGCGGTAGAGATTGGATAGAATATGGCGGTCCTGATAATTGGCGCAATTTATATCCACAGTTTATTATTGACTTGTACTATTCAAGTAGTATTTCAGCGGCTATTATAAATGCAACAGCAGAAATGATTGCAGGAGAAGACCTTATTATAGAAGATGAAGAAGATAGAGACTTAGAAGCAAGAGTTAAACTTCAGAACTTTATGGATAGAGCTAATGGAAATGAAAGCCTACATGAAGTTATAAAGAAACTATCTTTTGATTTTAAGCTACAAGGAGCTTTTGCCCTTAACATAGTATGGTCAAAGGATAGAACACAAATAGCAGAAATCTATCATGTTGCAGTCGAGAAGATCAGGTGCGCTAGACCTGATGAATTTGGAAAAACTAAAGGGTATTATATAAGTGCCGACTGGTCAAACACTAGACAAAACAAACCATATTACGTTCCAGCATTTAATGCTAATGATAGAACTTGTGCAAATCAGATTATGTATTCAGGTCTTTATAGTCCTAATATGAATTCTTATTACACGCCAGACTATGTTAGTTGTAATAACTGGGCGTTGATTGATGCTAGGGTTTCAGAATACCATCTTAATAATATATCTAATGGATTTGCTGGATCTTTTATGATTAGCTTTGCAAATGGAGTACCAACAGCAGAAGAAAGACATCAAATAGAACAAAGTCTTACTGATAAATTTTGCTCGGAAACTAATGCTGGAAAATTTGTACTTACGTTCTCAGATGATAAGACTAGAACACCTGAAGTAACACCTATAAGCACAAGTGATTTGGATAAGAGCTACCTGGCTTTACAAGAATTGCTCACTGCTAACATCTGTTCAGGACACAGAATTACAAGTAAAACTCTAGTTGGAATTGATTCTACTAATGGTTTCTCATCAAATACTGATGAGCTTATAAACGCTGCAAATTTCTACTTAAATACTGTGATTAAACCATTCCAAGATCAATTAGTTAAAAGCCTTAGAAAGATTTTCCAAATCAACAACATGGATATGCCTGTAAACTTTGTACAGCTTAAACCTATTACAGTTCAGTTTGATTCTAAGACTATCAGAGAGGTTATGACTCAAGACGAAATACGTGAAGAGCTAGGGCTTGAACCTTTAGGTGGTGAAGAAGTGGTTGATGAAACTTTAGAATTTAGTAAAGTAGGTATGATAGATGGACAACCTGTTTTTAGCACAATAGAAGAAGCTGAGGCGCATGCAAAGACAAAAGGGTGTAAAGGGTACCACGAACACGATTTAGACGGCAAAACGACTTATATGGCTTGTGAAGGGCATGAAGAAGCAACAGAACTTTCTAAGTTTATAGAGGAGTTCGGTGAAGATGTTCCTGAAGATTGGGAAATATTAGATGAAGAAAATGTAAATGATGAGCATGAAGACTTTGACTTTGAAGCAGAATTAAATAAATTAGTTGAAGGCAAAACAGAACTAGCTTCAACAGGTACAGCTAGACCAAATCAAAGAAGTACACAAGATGGTGTTAATGATGATTACAATGACTATTATAAGGTAAGGTATATGTACACTAAAGATACTGCTTTAAGTCAAGAAGGAAGCACTAGAGAATTTTGCAGATTAATGACCTCTGCAAATAAAATTTACAGAAAAGAAGATCTACTACAATTAACAAGAAAGCCTGTTAATCCAGGATTCGGACCAAGAGGTGCTGCAACGTATTCAATCTGGCTTTACAAAGGCGGCGCAATGTGCCACCATTACTTCAGGCGTGTTGTTTACAAGACTTCATTAAGAAATGCAAAGACTAATATAAATAGTAAGCAGATAATATCAGATGTAAAAGCACTTAGTGAAGGGTTTACATTAAAAAGAAATAGTGGTTTAGTAGCAAAAGCACCTAAGAGAATGAAAAATAACGGATTTTTAGAACCAAGATAATTATGGCATACGTACTATTTATATCAGAAAGCAAATTAAAAGATTCTACAGCATTGAATCTGAATATCGATAATTCTATTTTACTTCCGTTTGTACGAGAAGCACAAAAATTGAGAATTGAGACAGCTCTTGGAACTGACTTAACACAACATCTTAAAGATGAAATTGTGGCAGGAACTTTAGCTGGTGCAGACAAGACTTTAGTAGATGATTACATAGGAGATTGTTTACCAGGATTCGCTGTTTATCAGGCTATTCCTTATTTAAGATTCAAAATGGAAAATGGCAATATTTATTCTAAGACCTCTGAAACAGGAACAGCTTTGACTACAGAAGAAGCTCAACACCTTAGAGAAGAAGTTTTAAATACTGCTAGCTATTATAGAGAGCGTATGATTGATTATATAAGAAACAATACAGCATCATTCCCTGCCTACAGTACAAATAGTGGGAGTGATGTCAGCCCATCAACTGAAAACTATTACAGTTCCATGAATCTTGACACACCAAGACAAGGAACTAGACTTACATTAAGGAACTTTTTAACCGCAGGAGAATAGATGAAGAAGCACTATAAGACAAAACCACAAAATATAACTAAACTAAAGACATATATCAATGCCATTCAGACAAATAACAAAGGAAGTAGGAGAAGTGCTAGGAGTAAACACAGCAATACTAAGCATAACAACCTTCACTAATCTAGAAGTATTATTAAAAATAATTCTTTTACTTGTTTCAATAGTATATACTGTAGATAAATGGTGGTATCATAAAAAAAATAGATAATGCCTAAAAAACGCAAGCTAAATAGCAACAATCCTAAGTATAAACCAGAAGTTAAAAGAGATGATAAAGTGCTTAAAAAGTTTATTAAAGAAGTTAAGGGTGTCAAAATTTACGCAACCTATTCAATCTAATTTGAATTCTATTAATCTTCTTATAATTAGAGATACATTTACAGAACAATCTACTATTGGTGAACTATTCTTAAACGGTGAAAGAATGTGCGACACCTTAGAGAATCCTTTTATAAATAATGAAAGAAATATATCCTGTATTCCTGAAGGTGAATACAAGGTAAGATTAAGACTAGCAAGAGAATCAGCAACTAGAGATTACTTGCACCTTCTAGTTCAAGACGTACCGAACCGAGATTATATTCTTTTTCATAGGGGTAATTCAGCTAAAGATACAAGTGGCTGCATCCTAGTAGGATTAGGAAGCCAACAGGACTTTGTTCAGAACTCTACTTTAGCAATGGATTTACTTATGAAAGAAATCATTAACTTGGGCGGTGTAAATATTAATTTAATAATAAAAAATAAATAATTATGAAATTTTTGGAAAAGTATCTAATCGGACAAATGTTCAAGAGTAAAAAGTTTTGGTATGCAGTAAGTTCAGTAGTTGTACCAGCCTTAGTGACATTTTTAGGTGTAGATGAAGCAACAGCAACTAATCTTTACTATGCATTACTGACATTAGTAGTTGGTCAAGGAATCGCAGACGTTGCTAAAAGATAACAGGTATAGACTAAAGCCACATGAAATAGTGGCATTAGAAAAAATGAGGAAAACCGAGACTAGGAATATCCTAGTTATCGGTGATCTTCATGAACCGTTCTGTTTAGAAGGCTACTTAGATTTCTGTTTAGAACAATACGAAACATACAACTGTAACCAAGTAATTTTTATTGGTGATTGCATAGATTCACATGGATTCTCATATCATGAACCTGATCCTGATGGAATGTCAGCAGGGAATGAATTGTCATTAGCTATTAAGAAAATCTCTCAATGGTATAAAGCATTTCCAAATGCTGATGTATGTATAGGGAATCATGATCGTATGGCTTCAAGAAAAAGTATGACAGGAGGTATCCCTGCTGCTTGGATAAAGTCATATAATGAAGTTCTAGGAACTCCTAATTGGAGGTGGGTTGAGTCAGTAGTATATGATGATGTACTATATGAACACGGAGAGGGTGGACAAGCTCAGACTAAAGCTAAAAACAATCTAATGTCTAGCGTTTGCGGTCACACTCATACAGAAGCTTATTGTAAATGGTTTGTTGGAAAACGATATAGAATTTTTGGGATGCAAGTAGGTTGTGGTGTCGATTCATCAACTTATGCAGCAGCATACGCCAGAAACTATAAAAAACAAGCAATAGGATGTTCTGTTGTTCTAAACAATGGCACTCTGCCTATTAATATCCTGATGTCTTTATAATGGATAAGAATCCATCTCTTAAACTCTTCGCACTGTATATGCTTATAATACTAAGTGTTTTATTGCTTAGTTTATAGATCCCCTTTAGCCTTCTAAGGCACTTTTATAACTTTTTAATGGTAATATACTAGACAGCACTTAAGGTTGCTTATCTAGTTAAAACGCTCTTAACACTTCAATTGTTAATAACTTTGTAAGTAATTATGTAAGCAACTAGTAAATCTTTATATCTTTGCCCTAAGTTTAATCAAAAAAATAGATATGAAAATCAAAAACACTAAATTCGGACATTCATTTGAACTGAATAACAAGCAAACAGCAGACTTCTTACACGCTAAGAATGCTAGAAAACAATTTATAAATCTTAATGACTATGAAGTTATTCAAGAAAGTAAAGTAAGTGATACAAAGTTCTACTTAACTTGTATAGGTCTTACAGT